TGTCTGGCATTCTTTGTGTCGGGTTATTTTCTGATGTATGGATTGATCTCTGATGGGGATCATTCAGGTGCATCGGATTTCTTTTTTCAAGTAGTCTTTGTTGCAACAGCAGCTTCAATCATTTCAGGAACAATCGCAGAACGAATGAAGTTCTGGCCATTTATGATTTTCGTGGCCATACTTGCAGGAGTTATCTATCCAGTTCAAGGGTCTTGGACATGGGGTGGTGGTTTTCTATCTGAGATGGGATTCTCTGATTTCGCAGGGTCTACAATTGTTCATTCAGTTGGTGGATGGGCCGCACTTGCAGGGATAATACTTCTGGGTGCAAGAACAGGTAAATATGGTAAAGATGGTAAAGCAAATCTCATTGCACCATCAAACCTACCACTTGCAACTCTGGGAACTTTCGTTCTCTGGTTTGGGTGGTTTGGTTTTAATGGTGGATCTCAACTCGCAATGGGAACCAAAGCTGATGTAAACGCAATCGCAAACGTGATCCTCAATACAAATATGGCTGCGTGTGCAGGGGCTGTAATTACCATTCTCATGACACAGTTACTTTATAAAAAAGTTGATCTTACTTTAGTTTTGAATGGGGCACTTGCAGGGTTGGTATCAATAACTGCTGGTCCCGATTATCCTACAATCACAACTGCAATCGTAATTGGTGCAATTGGTGGAATATTGTGTACACTTGCAATTCCTTTATTTGACAAGGTGAAGATAGATGATCCAGTAGGGGCTTTATCAGTTCATCTTGTAGCAGGGGTTTGGGGTACTCTAGCAGTAGGAATTTTTGGTGATGCATCCTTATTAACACAAATTATGGGAGTATTGATAATTGGTGCATTTACTTTTATTTCAAGTTTTATAGTCTGGAAGACAATCCAGTTCGTAGTTGGATTAAGAGTATCCTTGGAAGATGAAACACAGGGAATAGATCTTTCAGAATTTGGATTAACTGCATACAGTATGAATCATAAAGATACGGAGTTAAGTACAATTTAAAAACAGAACGGCTGGAACCAATTTGCAGTGATGGGTGAGGAACTGCCGAGACAAAAAACACCTCAGCCGTTTTGACTTGACTTTTGCGATTATATATTGTATCCTAACTATGTTGGGTTTGAAGTGAAATCTCCTTTAGAACAATCTCAAGAATTAGAAGACCAAGGGCTTGGGGTCATCCAGAAGGTATATATGGGTGGTCCTGAGTTTGAAACTTGGTTCATATATACTGGTAAAGGGTCAGTTCATATTGGTGATCAGACTCTTCAAAATGGTGATATGTTTGACTTAACCTATTGGAGCTACGATGAGTAAAAAAATAGACCCTCTTATTGAAAGACTCAAGAAAGAGAAAGATCCCGATAAAGTTATCTATTACTTAGTTGCAGAATTAAAACGACTTCGTGCGATGGTTCGCACAATGAAAGAGGATAGACACATTTCCCAACAGCAATGGTCTATTCGTAAAGCTGAAAGATCTGGTGATCTTCCTTATATTCCCCTGCCTGGTGAACATGATATAGAAAAAAAGACTTGACTTTTGAGAAATTGTATTATATAATAAACTATGTTTAAAAAAAACAAATTCGGAAACTATGCAATTGCAAAGTTAGAAGCACAAAAAGTTGCAAATGAGTTGGAATGTAATGTTCCAATTTATTTCAAGGACAAGTACTTCTATCTTTGGAATGGCGATGATCTGATAGAATGGGTTAAACCTGTAATTGAAAATGATGATGGCTATTAAGCGAAAAATCAGTGAAGAAAGAAAACAACAACTTCGTGACCAATTAGAACGGGCACGAGCTAAACGTAAACCAGCAGAATATAAGAATATCCATTCTTCTGTTCTCGCATTACCAGATGAGGACAATTACTCATTTAAGAATGTTAAGGAGTGGATCAAAGAATCCAAAGAACAGGTAGCTGCATTCAATAAAACTGCAAGGAGTTTAAGGACTCCACCTTTAGAGAAACAAAAGGCTGCGAATAGTGCAGATAATAAAAAGGCATACATAAGATACTGTGAACATTACCTGAGAACAGGTGATTGGATTGGTCTTAAATCTGGACTCCATGAGGAACATACTGTTATTCCTAAGTGTATTGCCATGGCATATAATTCAGATGGCACACCCAAACGTACTGTAGGGGTCTTTTACCCAGATCTCCATGCCGTATGGACTAAGGAGATGGACAATGGGCAAAGTTCTACAGTTTCCTAGTAACTACAAACCTGAAAATCCCCCAAAAGTTGACACATCAGCCGCAGAGACTAGAGAAAACTTTGCGTGGTGTGAACAACTTGCAGAGGGAATGGTGTATTCATGCCTGAAAAACCTACAACAAAATGGTGTGAATATTGTTGATGAAGGTACTGTAGCCCAGTTATCTTTTTTGGGTGAAGTAATAAGGTCTGTAGTCCAGTATGAAAAGGATATTCATCATCCTTTACAGGATTTTGCAGATCGTTTTGTATCTTTAGAAAACACTAAAACCCCAGATGGTCAACCAGCTATTAAAGGAGATTTTGATGTATTAGGATTCAATGAATGGATGGAACGAAATGATGAGTTTGATGATTTCGATGATCCACCACCAGAACCAATTGCAGGCTGATGTAGACCATTTGTATAAATACTTATGGACTACATTTAGGAGAAACTATGTTTACATTTCCAGATATTGCTATTTGTCAATGGTGTGATAAAGACATACCAAAAAGACGAAATACTACAATGAAATATTGTAACAATAAATGTCAGGCTGATCATAGATGGTCGTTAAAGGTTGAACAAATTGAAGAAGAATCAACTATTGATAGGCGTTCATTAAAAAAGTATTTGGAATTGAAAGATAATAAATGTTCCGAATGTGGATTGGGAACATGGTGGAAGGATGATTTTATGGTTCTTGAAATTGACCATATAGATGGTAATCGGTTTCATAATAAACTTTCTAATGTTAGATTGTTATGTCCAAATTGTCATTCTCAACAACTTACATCAAAAGGACACAATAAAGGTACATACGCTGATGTAGCTCAGTTGGCAGAGCAGTAGCCTTGTAAGCTTCAGGTCGTAGGTTCGATTCCTATCATCAGCTCCAATGCGAGTGTATCTCAGTTGGTAGAGAGCCACGTTGCCAACGTGGATGTCGAGAGTTCGAGCCTCTTCACTCGCTCCAACCTATATAATATAAAATATTATGATATTAATTGATTTATCTCAGATTATGATGGCATCTACGATGATGTCAATGGAAAAAGGTCAGACTGAAGCTGATCTTGATTTTGTCAGACATTCAGTTCTGAATAGTCTCCGTATGTATCGGACTACTTATGTAGAAGAATATGGAGAACTGGTGATTTGTTGTGATGATGTAAACTCTTGGCGTAGAGAGTATTTTCCTCTTTATAAGGCAGGAAGAAAAACGACTAGAGCAGCCTCCCCTCTCAATTGGTCACAAATTTTTGAATGTTTTGATACAATCAAAACAGAACTCAAGACCATATTTCCATATAAGTTTATTCAAGTACCTAAGGCTGAAGCTGACGATATTATAGGTTATCTTTCTAGGCAGATTTCTGGTGGAGAGAAAACCATGATAATATCCAGTGATAAGGATTTTATACAGTTACATCATAAAAATATACAACAATGGAGTCCTGTTACTAAGAAATTAGTCAATGGTGAAGAACCTAATGGATACTTGTTTGAACATATTTTGAAAGGTGATAAGAGTGATGGGATTCCTAACATTTTATCAGCTGATGATTCCATAGTAAATGGAGTTAGACAGAAACCTATCACTAGAAAATACATAGATAATTTTGTTCTACATAACGCCGAGTTGAGTGGTAGAACAGATACAGAAATCAGAAATTTTCATAGAAATGAAAAGTTGATTGATTTGAAACAAACTCCAAAAGATATATGTGATCTTATTTGGAGAGAGTATAATAAAAAACCAGAAGGTTCTCGCAAGAATCTTTTGAACTTCTTTGTAGAAAAGAGACTTAATAACTTAATTGAAACCATAGGAGATTTTTAATATGGCTAAACAAGAAATAGGAATGACTACAACTCAAGGATTTATAGATCCTACTGTAAAAACCTATACTCCACTTTTGTCAGAAATTTTGACGAAAGTAAATAATGCAAAAAATAAAACTCAAAAGGTTAAGATCTTAAAGGAGCATGATTGTTTACCTTTAAGGCAGATTTTGATTTGGGCTTTTGATCCTAATGTGGAATCAGCTCTACCACCCGGCAAACCACCATTCATTGAAAATGATGCACCTGAAGGAACTGAACATACTAGTTTAAGAACAGAAGGTGATAAGTTATATTATTATGTTAAAGGTGGAATGGATTCATTGCAATCTATGAAACGTGAACAAATGTTTGTTCAATTATTAGAAGGTCTTCATAAAGATGAAGCTGAATTACTTTGTAATGTAAAGGATAAACGACTCCATCAAGTATATAAAGGACTGTCTAGTGTAGTTGTCAAAGAAGGTCTTGGACTAGATGATGACTATAAAGTTATATAAATATAACACAGTCTTTTTTAGGGAGTCAAAAATGCAAAACCAGAGTCGGGGATGTGAGGACGGCAACCTAGTCCTAATGTAAAAATCCCCCTCACAATTTAGCAATGTATTTCGGTTTAACGATCCGCCGAAGTGAATTATAGTATGTTCCCTATCGTTATTATAGAGATTGAGGATCACAACGAGCAAGGTTATATGAAATATATTTTCATAAGCATTGTTTTGTTATTTTCTTTGACGATCCTTGCAAAGCCAGTAGGTCTTGCAAGTGTCAATCATGGAGTTCCAAAATGGACTTACGAATCTATAGCGCAGGAAGCAACAAAACAACATGAATGTCTCGCTAGAAATATCTATTTTGAGGCTAGAAACGAACCATTTGCAGGGCAGTTTGC